CTATGGTTCTTGCAAATCTAACATCTTCTGCTGCTAAGGTTGCTTTACCACCGACATTTTCATCAAACCCTAAGAATGCTTTTGGTACTCTTAGTGATGCTAATAATTTATTTTTCAAATATTCAATGTCTTCGGTTGAATCATAATCAATACCACCCAACTCATTTATTTCTGTTCCTGAATCTCCTCCACGAACTGGCATAAAGAAATCTTCTGTTAAGTTTTGTATGTTGTATTTTAAATTATACTCACCGGTTGTCTCATCAACAAATGGTGTTTTCTTCATTTTATTAATGATTCGTTGCATATAATTATCAACTTCATTTGGTGGTATATTTCCGATATCAATCTTAAATACTCGTTTAGAAGGTGCTCTCATAATTCTGTGAATTAACATAGCGTCTTCCATTAAAGTTAATTGTTTCCAAATCTTTCTTGTAGACTCCACCATAGATTTACCATAAGGTAAGAAATTACTATCGTTTGCTAATCTAAAGTGTGCGATTTGGAAGTTTTCAAATTCTATTTTTCCTTGACCACTTGGTTTTTGTCCAAAGTAAGGATGTGCACCTTCAATACTTTCTAAGTAGAACTTAGTGTAGTAAGGATTTTCTGGGTCTTCTCCTTCTGCTCTTACAACTTCATAAGGTGAAAGTGGAACTACATTAGTAATACCATACTTTTCATTAATGTCTAAGTGTAAAAAGAAATCTCCATACTTAACCATATTACGAACCCAAGGCCATAGATTGAACTCAACATTCATAATGTCATAAAATAAATTATGTAAAATTTCTTTGATGTTTTCATTATCAGATTTAATCGTAATGACTTCACCATATTGACCTTTCATTGTTGACTCATCTGAATAAATGTCCAATGCTGATGAAATAATTGGGTCAGAATCCATTGATTCATAATCCTTGAACAATGCTAACCTTGCCGCCATAACTTGATGAACGGTAGAATAACCTGTTCCGACTAAATCCAAATTGTTATGTAGTTTTGAATACCTATCAACTAAATGTGACTTAACCTGTTTCTGAACTTGGTCTGTATCGGCGATTTTTAATTTTTTACCACCGACATTACGAACAATTACATTTGTACTGAATAATCGTTGTAATCTCCCAAATAATGTTTTATCTGCCATTTTTTACCTCACTTTATAAAAGCCAATCTAACGACTCTTTTTCTTTACCTGTTTCCCACTCCCAACTATCATTTTTATTGACGTCTTCTTGAGTGTATAAACCCTCATTATCCATCATTTTGGATAGGGTTTTTTTTGTTAATTCCACACCTTGTGTTCGTAGTCTTAATGCTGTATCACGAACCCAAAGTCCAATAGCAAAAGACATTACAAGGTCATCATTGTATCCTCGCATTGCTTCTGCTCTGTTATTTATATAAACGAAAGTTAATAGTTCATCAATCAAACGATTTGAACGAACTATCACACTTTCTTCTCTAAAAAATTCTTCTAACTTACTAATAATTAGTGGTCTGGTCTTAGAAGTCGTTGAAAAACCAGCAACCATTTTCTTTTCTTCACGATAATGTTTATTCGTGATTTGATGTTGAACATCAACATATTGTAAGTCTTTACTTGTATAAAATAGATTAGGATAATCCCTATCTATAATTTGTTGTATTGTTGCCCAACCTATATTATTGTTCTCTACGATTAGTAAAGCATCATTATATTCTGTTGCTACTGAAACCAACATATTTCCAAAATCTTTGGTATTTATTCTACCTTTGTATTCTGCTACCTGAGTTAAACTTTCCAACTCAATAACGTGAAATGCAGAGTAGTCTGCACTATCTCCTCTACCAACATCAGCACATACAATATAATCTTTATTGTAGTTTGGTTGTTCCCAAACCCACATATTACTATCGATACCTCGTTTTTCTACGGGGTCAATACATAAACTTTTTCTCATTTTCTCTAAAATAATTGGGTCAATTACCCCAGTACCAGAAGTCAAGAAGTCACAATCACACTCTTGTGCTGCTGAACTTGGACCTAATAAAGTATCTTGTTCTTTTCTCCACTCTTCACCTCTATCTGGATGAACAGTCCAATGTAATTTAATCGGATTAAACATACCGGTTGCATCTTCTGCTTCTACCCAAGTTCTGTGAAACCAATTACCCACACCATTTGGTGTTGACAATGCAATACAACTACCACCAGTAGTCAATGTGGATTGTGCTGCTGTCCATATGTCATCAATCTTATCAATGAATGCCGCCTCATCTAATATCAATAATGATAGTGCCTCAGAACGAGCTGCTTCTGGACCAGAAGATACTGCTTTAATCTGGGAACCATTACGATATCTCAAATTTAATTTGTTGTCTTCCACACAAGGTTGTTTTAACCAACTCGGTAAGTTTGCGTGCATAACACGAACTTTCGTTACCAAGTTTTTTGCTACTTCTTGTTTGGTTGCAATTACCAAAACATTTTTGTCTTGGTGAAAAGTCATCATCCATAAAGCATACCCTGCCGTCAATGTACTGATACCCAACTGACGAGCTTTTAAAATAATGTTAAATCGATTATCTTTAAACTCGTGAACTGATTTTTCTTGGAAATCATACAATTCAAAAGGTATTTTCCCTCGTATCGGGTGTTGTATCATACAATACTTTTTCATAAAATATGCCGGGTCTTGCGCACATTTTATATATTCTGCTTTGATTACTTCTTTTATTTGTTCTGCCATTAGTCTACTATTTGACCTGCTAATTTAACTGATGTAGCAGTTAACGCTACTCCAAATGTAAAGTATAACCATTTGTTTTCATACCATTTAGGTTGAACGAGTTTTACTTTTTGTTCAAGTAGTTTGTTGGTGTCTTTTAGTAGATTGAGTTGCATAGTTTTGTTAGCAATCAACATTGAGTCTATTACTGAATTTTCTTCAACAAGCTTTAATTGTGATTCTAAATCTCCTACCAATGAAACATTTAAACTATCTTTTAATTCTAATTCCATAATACGATTAGTAAATCCTAATACTTCTTCTTCTGTAAAAGTATAGGTTTTTACTTTATCTTGTGAATATAAAGACTCGTCCAAAGGTACTGATGAATCACCATCAATGTCTTGTGAGAATAAACTCCCTATTAGTAATATGTATATAATATATCTCATATATATAAATATATACTACTTTGAAAACTTCTTAAGAAATTTTACTGCGTCATCAGCATTATCTGTTTTAACTGCTTCACCAGCTTTTTCAATCTGTTTTTTAGTAGTAGTAACTTTTCTTTTTAATTTAGCTACTTCTTTTTTGTTAACTTTCTTTTTTGATTCAAGTTTTACGACCTCTTTTTCAAGTTCTTTAACTTCTTGGTCTTTTACTTTAATCGCTTTATCTAATTCTTTGACTTCTTTCTTTTTATTTCCACCAAAGAATAAATTCATTATCATCTGTATGATATTACCCATTATTCTGCTCCTGTTAGTTGTTGTTCTGCTTCTTCGACTAATTGTCGTTTTTCTCTTATGAAATCTCTTGCCTCTTGAATGGTTTTTTCAAACTCTTTTTCACCCATTTCCCATTTATCTTCTTCAAGTTCTGGTGTATTTACACCAACTTGATTATACCACACTTTTTTTCCACCTGTTTTTTCAAAGTCATCTATACTTTGTTCTAAGTCTTTTAGTTGTGATTTTTGATTTTCTAACATTTTCGTTTGTGCGTAATTTTCAAACTTACCTTCTATTCTTAGTTTGTTTTCAAATTCTATTTGACAATCAAAACAATGACCCATTAATCTCCAAAACTTATTATCAAGTTTTTTCTTCATTGCTTTATCACACTTTGGACAAAACCAAGGCATCCTAACCGATTGCATTACTTTACTTAATTCTGATTCTCTTGTTTTTCCACCAAGGTTTTCTTGTTTACCTTCGTACCCTACTTGTACATAATCTTTTTCAGTTTTACCTGTGGTCATTAAATCTTTTAATGCCTTATTCTGTCTTTCTGCTTCTTTTGAATAACCTGCCATTTTTTTCTCCTAAAATCTTAAACTACCGAGTATTTGGTTAATCGGAGCGAAAGCACCGGTGAATTTATAAATATTACCTTTGTATTTAAATACCAACCCTTCACTCGGAACTATTGCACTCGAACCACCGATAGCTTCTAATTTTTCTATTTGTAATTTTAATTTATATAATTTTTCTACATTGTCTGGTTTTTGTAAATCTCTTAATGCGGTGTCCACATCTTTTTTAATTTTTTGAACTGCTGCGTCTGGTGATACTGCTAAAAATCCTGACATATTTTTTAATATTTCTGCACCGACTTGAAAAAACAATATCTCAAATGGTTTAATGTTTTGTTTGAACATTTTGTTATGGTCAAGTTTATCAGTCTTTAATATCCAATCAATAAATTCTGGATTGTCCTTAAAGTCTTTTTTAATTTGCCCTACACTATATGAC